ATTACTAGCAGAAGAAAAAGAATGCTTACAAAAAATAAAAAAACAAACATCAGTAGATATCCAAATATGGGCTGCTCGATCGATTGCTCAAGTTTTTGAAAAACTTCACCTACCTTTTGACCGAACTGAAAAAACAAATTCTCCATCATTTACCAAGAACTTTCTGCAGAATCATCCGCATCCATTGGTTAAATTGATAGCTCGTGCTAGAGAAATAAATAAATCTCATACTACGTTTATAGATACCATACTAAAGCACCAACATAAAGGTAGAATACATGCAGAAATAAATCAAATTAGATCAGACAGTGGGGGCACTGTGACTGGTAGATTTAGTTATAACAATCCAAACTTACAGCAGATACCAGCACGGAACAAGGAACTTGGACCACGGATCAGAAGTTTATTCATACCAGAGGAGGGTTGTCAGTGGGGTTGTTTTGATTATTCACAGCAAGAGCCACGTCTTGTTACACACTATGCATGTCTTGATGGACTCTATGGTGTTGACGAAGTATTAGATGCATACAATCAGGGTGAAGCAGACTTTCACCAGATTGTAGCCGACATGGCAAATATACCAAGATCACAAGCAAAAACAATTAATCTTGGTTTATTTTATGGTATGGGTAAAAATAAATTACAGGCAGAACTAGGTGTATCAAAAGAAGATGCTAATGATTTGTTTAGAACGTATCACGACAAAGTTCCATTTGTAAAAATGTTAATGGATAGTGTTATGCGTAGAGCCCAGAACAAAGGTCGTGTTAGGACTTTACTTGGTCGTAGATGCAGATTTAATTTGTGGGAGCCTAATCAGTTTGGGATACATAAAGCATTGCAACACGAAGAAGCGCTCGCAGAACACGGACCAGGGATTAAACGTGCATACACTTACAAAGCATTAAACAAACTAATACAAGGATCAGCAGCTGATATGACAAAAAAAGCTATGGTTGATTTGTATAAAGAAGGTATCATACCACATATACAAGTTCATGATGAACTTGATATATCTGTAAATAACAACGAAGATAAAATAAAAAAGATTATGGAATCTGCTGTTGACTTAGAAGTACCAAACAGAGTAGACTACGAATCTGGTCCTAATTGGGGCCAAATAAAATGATAAATTATGGCTTACTTAAATGCAAACATACCTGTAACGTATGCTCAAATAAGAAGAGAATATTTATATGATCTTAAAACTCATCATGGCGAAGTTGAAGACTGTGTGGTTTTCGGAATTAGTGCGATCACTGGTCGTCCGATTCTGTTCCACGCAATTATGGAAAATGGTGCGGTCTTCTACCGTTTACCAATCTCTGCTTTCATACAAAGAGGCTTTGATCCAAAAGAAGTTCCTCAACGTAGGTTGGATGAGTTGGAGTTATGGAATTGTTTTAGTTATTATCCTGCTGTTACTTCTTGGGACATCTTAGATGGACAATCCGGTAAGTATATTGGCAAAGATAAAAAATGGCATCATGGAGCCTATCTTTTTACAGTTGACTTTGCACATCCAGAGTCTAATATAGTTGACACTGATCATTCAGAGATCCCGCACGAACACAAGTGCGCACACATACTTGCACTAGATGATGGCAATTATGCTGCTCAGCCTAACAATAGATTAATATGGGACATACCTTCCTTTACCGTAAAGGATGAAATCCCAGATTGGAAAGTACAAACTTCAGAGTGGAACGTAGAAGACACTCGTAAGTGGAGAACAGAAGATACTGATAACTTCTTCTACGAGATTGAGGAAAAGAAAAATGATTAAAAAAATTAAAGATAAAATTAAAAGCATATGGGATAAAATTGTTGCATGGCTTTTTAGTTGGCAAAAATAATGAATTTAGTAGATCTGTTGAAGAAAAATATAGTTATGGTTCCTGTTGTAGCGTCAGTGCTAGTCGGAACATTTACAGGTGTTAAATACATCGTTAATTTAACAGACACTATCAACGCCAATCAAGCAGAAATACATCAATTAAAGACTATGGATATGGAAAATATCCGTAGAGATCTTGGGAATGTAAGCACAAATTTAAATATGGTTTTACAGAAATTAGAAAGAGCGGAAGGAACTTGGGAAATGGCTGAGAACTTATATGAGGTTCTAGCAGATAAAGTAAGACAAATGGAATATGATATCAAGGACCTTAACCGTGAAATTAATTATTAGTATATGTTTTTTGTTTTTACTAAGCGCATCTACAGTAGAGGCAAGAAACGAATATCTTAACAACTACGAAAGCAGATGTGGAGAAGTAGACGTTAGAATAGAAACAGAAGATAGAGGCACAAACTATGCTTATTCTGATAGTGATTATGATTCTAATAATCATAGGCTAAGTTTAACATACAGAAAATATTTAGGTTCAGACTGTAAAACTACAAAAGAAAATTTACTATTAAGACAACAATTAGAATTGATGAAAATGTGTAATAAAGTAAACAGAAATCCTAGTCTTGCCTATAATAATAATTTTGATCTATTAGTGTCAAAATGTAGGGGTGTTGTTCCACAAATAGATGAAACAGAGACTATGCCTACAGGCAGTCTTTGGGAAGATCTTAAAGAAGACTATTTAGATGATAATCCAGGGGCTAAAACACTAGATAATACTAAGTTGAAAATACCTCCAAAAGACTATAAACTACCTTTACCAAAAAATGACTAAACCATTAAAAATATCAGAACAAGCAGCTGTGCAGATGCCTATGAAAACAGTTGCTTCTTTGATCGCGATGGTAGCGATTGGAACCTGGGCATATTTTGGATTACATGAGACACTCAATAGACACAGCACGCAAATAGAATTAATGCAAAAAGATTTAGAACAGAACTCAGAGTTTAGAATAAAATACCCTCGTGGAGAACTTGGTCAGTCAAGTGGGGAGGCGGAGCTTTTTATGTTGGTGGAGCATTTAAGCAGCGTCGTGGAGGACTTAGACACAGAAATTAAAGGTATGAGAAACAATGCAGTCAACATTGATTTTTTAAAAAGTAGAACAGAAAAACTTACAGAAGATGTTGAGAAGTTAATAAGAAATGGGAGTGGACACTAATGACATTAATAACTAAAGGAATGGGAGCTATAATAAAAAAAATTAGACCTGGTGGAGATAGAAGAGGTTTTCCTATAACAACTTCAAAAGGATCTGTAATTAAAAATCCAAAAGATAAATTTAGTGATGAAGCTTTAAAACAATCAAAATATCAATCTGATTTAAAAAGATTTAATGAAGGAATTACTGATAGAGATCCAAGAAAAGGTAAAAAATAATGATAGAAATGGTATTTGCTTTGTTGCTCCTGCAGGACCACAAAATTATAGAACACCGTTATCACGAGTCGTTATCTAATTGTTTGAAGGCCAAGCGTTATGCTATGAAGGACAAAAGCACTAAAGATAGGGTTGTATATAAATGCATACAATCTAAGGCAAACATAGAAGTGTACATGGGGGAGAAGAAAATTCTTTCATTAATCCTTGACTAAAAAAACTAATAAAATTGCAAAAAATTTAAAAGATAGACGTTATCATCAACGTGTGGTAAAGTCTAAGAAAGCTTATGACAGAAAAAAACTTAATAAAATTTTACCCTGATATCGTAAATGGTATTTGTCCAACTTGTGATGAAAACACAATGTTGGTTGGTCTTACTAAAGATTTTTATAGATGTTTAACCTGCGGTTCTGATCTACAACAACACATTAATGGTAAAATAAGTTATCTACCAACAATGTCTGCAAGAACAAAATTTAAAGAACACTTTAATTATGGCGAAGAAAAAACCTAAGTTTGGTGTTAATCTATATGTTCGTGAAAAGCCTAGAAAAAGACCTGGGCGTCATAAAAAAACATTAAATAAACACGAAAAAAGACAGAAAAAAAAGCGTTGACAAAATCCTAAAAAGTCCTATATTATATTTATGAAAGAAAAAATAATAACTATAAAACCAAAAGGTATATCACAAAAGCAGTGGAGTACTTTGCTTTTAGAACTAAACTTAATGAAGAAATCATGGAGATCGTATGGGGTTGACTTACAATTAGCAGCACCTAACTTGAAAAAAATCATAAGTTTAGGTACAACTATAAATGGTAACAAACGAACTAGATAACTTAGCTATTCTTTGGTATAAGAAGGTAAAGGAATTTTCGTATGGTAAAGACCCTAGTGATACTGATACTTCTATTCAACGGAGACGTAGTTCAAGAAGAATATCCTCTGTTAAGAGAGATGAGCGCATATGAATGTCTGCAATATGCAGATGATCATAGAGAAGCTATAGCTACACACATGGATATAGGTATCAAGAGTGGTTGGTATTTAAAAGATGGTAGAGGAACTGTACAAGGGTTTATTTGTAGATAAACCTACCCTGAGAGGGAAAAATTAGGGTAGGTAATGGTGAGAAGAAGCCTTCAATTACCATTATTCTGCCACATTGTCAAATGCTGTCGGTTGGAGTACAAGTAAATCGTATATATATCTGATGTTTATTGACTTCTGACTTACCAATTTCTTCTATTTTTTTCTTTGCTTCTTCATATCCTGCTATCATACAATCGTAATTATTTGAAAAAGTATCAGGCCACGGGTATGGTTGTAAACAAGTGCTTGCGGTATAACTGCACATAATTAAAGTTAATAATATTTTCATTGACAATCCTATAAAATCACCTATATATAAATAATTAATATGAAAGGAAACAACATGACGGACATGAGTAAATACAAAAATGTTTCTCTAACTAAAGAAACATATGCTATTTTAGATAAGTTATCAAAGATATTATTGCCCGATGCTAAATTGTCTGTAGCAAAGACAATAGAATCGTTAGCAAATGAGAAAGCGAGAAAACTAAATGGCAAAATTAAAAGTAAATAGAATAGTTAAAATTATTTGCGATACCTGCAGAGGAAACGGTTACATAAAAGTAGAAAAGAACGTACACCAATGCTGGGATTGCGATTCGGAAGGAGAGTTTTATGAAGATATTGGAGTGGATTCTCTTATTGGTGACACTAACGGTGGGGATAATACTTTACACTAATGGAACGGGATACTGATATTGCATACATTGCAGGACTGTTTGACGGTGAAGGTTCAATAAATTTTAACAGAAGAATAGAAAGAAAAAAGAAACATAAAGGAGAAGGATATAGAACATCGAACGCCATGCGTATAAGTATGGAGATAACTATGACTGATAAGTCTGTGTTATTATGGACGTTAGAAGTTTTAGGTTGTGGCACTCTCGTTAAGAAACCAAGAAAAGGTTTACGTAAAGATGGCACAAAGTACTTAATGCAATGGCGATGGAGATGTACTTTTAGAGATGCATACTATGTATGTTGTCTTTTATTTCCGTATGCGCATACAAAGTTGCATAAAATACAGCAAGTGATAGACCATTATTCTAAAGATAAAGTAATGAACGGTAAAGTTATAAACTTAAAAGAATATAAGGAGGCAATGAGTTTAGAATGACTGAAGAAAAAAAGATAAATGTAAGCGTATTTAATTGGGGACCTTGTGTTATTAAATTAAAAATAGTTGATGAGTTTAAAAAACTATTGATAGACGAAGGTAAAAAAACAACAAAAGATTTTAGAGATAAACTAGCAGGTATCTTGGAGAATGAGAAAGGATATGATGAGGAATCTAAGAAAAAAATATTACCTTACATGTCTCAGTATCTTGGTGTTTATGATCAGATGTATCAAAAGTATGTCTTAAAACCATTTGAAAAGAAACCTGAGTATATTATCTCTGCTCTTTGGATTAACTATCAAAAGCAAAATGAATTCAATCCACCACATGATCATGATGGTAAACTATCTTTTGTTGTATATTTGCAGATACCAGAAGAACTAAAGAAAGAACACAAAGCTTTTACAGGTAAGTCTTGTGGTCCTGGTGGAATACAATTTATATATGGTAATGGGCCAAGAGATTGCGTAACTTATCAATCATTCTTTCCAGAAGAAGGTGATATGTATATATTTCCTGCGTGGTTGAAGCACTGGGTTGCACCTTATAAATCTGATGTAACAAGAATTTCTGTTAGTGGTAACGTGCATGACTCTGCACCGTTAAATACTATACAAAGTTTTGGTCCTGAATATTTAAAGAGTAAAAAATGAAGAAAAAAATACACGTTAATCAACACAAAATTAGAAGTAATAAAAAACATAATTTAAACGAACCTGTTATAACTGTTAAGACTTCTAAATCTAATGACTATGGACACGAGGTAGAAATACTTGGTCCAAGTAAAATTGTATATAGTCCTGATAAACCACTTAGTTGTGGAGCGAAAGTTTGGATTGAAACAGAGGCTGAGGTTAAAATAGCATGATGAGTGATAAAGATTTAAAAGAATATGAAGATAATATAAAGCTAGTCTCTAGGTTAAAAAAATCTAGTAAATACAACTATTTAGAAGCAAAACGTATCGAGGACCACGGAACACGGATCTACGATATAGATGGTTCTAGACTTCCGTCTGTAACTACTATATTAGGGCGCACTAAAGATCAACAATTCATAAAAGATTGGAAGGCCAAAGTTGGAGAAAAAGAAGCTGACAGAATCAAAAATTTATCTAGTAACAGGGGGACTGCCATGCATAAGTTCCTGGAGCATCATATACTCAGAACTGGCTACGATGATCTTACAGAACTCGGACAGAAGGCGAAAGCCATGGCCGAAAAAATTATTGAGTTCGGTCTTGCACCTGTGGAAGAGTGGTACGGGTCGGAAGTTACGTTATACTATCCTGGTCTTTACGCTGGGTCTACTGACCTCGTATGCCTTCACAATGGATTAGAAACTATAGTTGATTTTAAACAATCCAATAGACCTAAGAAAGAAGAATGGGTAGAAGATTATTACTTACAAATAGCTGCGTATGCTATGGCGCATGACTATGTGCACGGGTCTAAGATTCGTCAAGGTGTGATAATGATGTGTACGCCAGATTTATATTACCAAGAATTTAGGATCACGGACCATGAATTAAGGCAATATAAACATAAGTTTTTGAAAAGATTAGACATGTATCATGACCTAATTTTTGATGAAAAAGAACAAGCAAACATTCAAATGAAAGAGGAGGACTTTAAAAATGAAGCGTAAAAAATGGGAATTGCATGGTTATTATTTTGACGGTAAAAAATCATGGAGAATGTACATCGACGAAGATGGCAATATTACTATGAAGGAGTGGAAAAAATGAATGATTATTTATTAAAAACTCTCAAAGCTAGGTATGAAGCTGATATACAAGATGCTAAATACAAGATCAATGCTATTGAAGAGCATAACATGGTGATACCTGAACACACAGATATTACAGGAGAGGTTGATAAGTTGTTGTGTAAGATTTCATCTGCTGAGGATAAGTTGGCAGTAATCAGGCGACATTATGGCGAAAATAAGGCAGAAAAAACGTTACTATAAGATTCTGTGACAGATTATAAAAAAATATTTTTTATCTCCGAAAAAAAGTGTCCAAGTGTACTTTTGACGGTTTTACCGCATAAAATAAGGTCAAAAGTGGTACACTTTTTAGTACACTTTTTATTTTTGGTACACTTTTTAATGTACCATCAAATTTCGGTTCGCGCGCGCGAATGCATATTTTAATTAAATAAATCTGTGATATAAACTTATATATGCCTAGGAAAAGAAGAAAAGCTATCGCCTCAATTGTAACTCCCGACATACCTTATCCTAAAGTCCGAGTGGAGTGGATCGACTGTGTGAGTGATTCGGGCTGGGCTACTGAGAAAGAGTTTGATAAGATGAAATTAGCGAGACCTGTTAATGAGGGTTGGTTATATTCTAAAGATAAGAAATCAATTAAATTATTTGCATCATACGACAGAGAAGACGATGGTAGCTTTAGTTTTGGGGATCGGACGATGATTCCTCGGGATTGGGTAAAGAAGATTCAGAAGATTTAGATGGAGTTACATCTATTATCTTTCCGTAGTCGTTTAAAATTTGTTTCATCTTTGCTTCTAGCTCTTGTTCTGATAGGTCCTCTAGTTTTCCTGTTTTTATTATTTTTCTATCTATGTATAGTCCTGCTGCTTTTCCTCTGTTTGCTTCCGCGTTCACAGCTGAAGAGAATGATCCTTTTTTTAAAGCGGCTTCACGAAGTCTAGCAAGTTCTGCAACGTGTCCCTCGTAAGTAACTTCATGTTTTTTAAGTCTCTCTTCTTTTAATTGACCAATGTGCTTCACCACTAGAGGAGACAATCTAGGATTACATAATTCTGATCCCTCTTGTCTTGCACGTTTAGGTGAATAGCCAGCGGCTAGTGCAGCTTCGGTTTGAGTCATTGGTCCGTCTGGTCCACCGAATACTAAAAACTCTGCAAATCTCATTTGCATTTCTGTTAATCTTTTTGGCACTCCCATATTGACAATTTAAGGTAACTATCCTATAAAGTCAAGATCCAACAAGTTAAGAATTTTTATGAGAGTACAGGACTTGCAATTATTTTTGAGTCAATTTACGAAAGGATCTGATGCTATAAAGAATGCACAAATCTACGTAGAAAGAGATGGAAAGTTGTATCAGATTAGAAGAATGGAAGTGCACGAGCACACAGTTCCAATCTTAGGTCAGCCCGGTCACAACGCACATAGATTAGTTTTAAAAACAGAAAAACCTTCGAGTCTTATCTTGCCGGATAAACTTCAGAAGGACTATTAATGCATGACAGTGTTACCCCTAAAAAACTATGGGACCAGAGCGTAAATTATACCAAAAAGTTAAGAAAAATATTAGCAATATATCTTGGATTCGACTTGAAAACTCAAGCCTTCATGGCACTCCTGATCTATTGGGCTATAATACTTCTGGCACCTTTTTCACATTAGAACTTAAAGTTACGAAGAGTAACAAGGTAA